TTAAGAAAATTGACGATCGCAAGGCTTTACTTGACTCACGTACTGCTGACTTGTTTGGTCGCAAAACGCCTTTTTGCGTTTGTGTGTGTGGTCAGTCCCAAATTGGTAAATCTCAATTTTTACCCTATATCGTTAATGCTTTGTTACCACATGTGCCTGCAGCAACTCGCTGCTACGCCCGCAGTTCTGATTCTGATTTTTGGGATGGTTATACAGGTCAGGCCTGTATTCTTTATGACGACTGGTCCACCCGCGTCGATACCAATTATTCAGAGCTTATTGAATTAGTTACATCGAATAAAACCATTCTTAATATGGCTTCTGTTGATTCTGCAGCTATTGGTAAGAAAGGCACGTTATGCAATGCTCAACTTGTTGTTTTGGGTACTAATACTCCATACCCCAATATGAGCACATCCGTTTTGAATTCCGATGCTGTGTTGCGCCGCCGTCATTATCTCGTTGAGGCCACTAAAGTTGGAGCATTTGACAATACTAACGTCAACTTTTCTCATTTAGAGTTTCGACGACGTGATCCTCTTAATCCTAATGCTCCTGCTGGCCAAGCCATGACCGCAGACGAACTTTTGGCTGACATCAAGCTTGCACATGCTGCCCATGATGCGTTGCAAACTCGCTTATACGATGACAAAATTCGTACTTTTTTACATGCAACTGTTCCTCCTCCTCCTGTCGCCAATATTCTAAATCCTCCCATCGCTCAATTTGGTTTAGAACAAATGGTTACAGCCTATAATACTACTTTACATCTTATTAACACAGGTTTTGATATTCCGAGGTATGGTGATCGCATTTTTGACACGTTGGGTGGTATGCTAAACGGTAGACCTTTTGCCATAACCGAATATATTAAATATCTTTCGGCGTTCTCTGGCCTTATTGCATCAGTGCGTACACTTGTTGGTTTCTTTTTTGCCCATAAGACCAATGCTGTGAATGAAGTTGCCATTGCGCTTAGTAGATCAGGCGTTGACCCAGAAGACTCTAAGCGTATTCAAGAGTACACCGAACGCATTTTGCGCCAAAAAGGTTACCATGACATATACAACACTGCTTTACGCAAGCTGGGCCTAATTAGATCCCCCACTCACACCATTTTTGACGCTGCCATGGCTATGCGTGACTTCGAGGAAACTATAAAACTTTTACGCGACAATCACGTAGAATTTACATCTAGACCTTTTGACCTCGAAATTGACAGACTTAAAAGCGAATTTGCTCAATCTACCTTGAATGACGAAGTCACACCTGAAAAGTCATACGATATGGCTGGTCGCTACCATGCCAAAGTTAGAGTTAAAGCCGCTCCAATACGCGTTGCTGAAGCCACCTCCGATGCTAACGCTGTCCAACTTACTAACGACGTTCTCGCTCCACGCATAGTACAAGCTACTACATTGTCACCAGATGGTATCTCCGTTTATTCTTCTACTAATGGCCTACTTGTCGGTCATTCCTACATTTTACTTCCAGAACATCTGTTCGCCGACAAAGAAGGTTCTCCTTTAAATAAGGGCATTTTGCGTGTCTCCTATTTTGTTAATTCCGCTCATAAAATCGTTTCCATGCCTATTGTTTTAAGAAATCTTCGTAAAACTGGCAAGGATTGGTGTCTTTATGACGCTTCCGAATCTATATATCCGTTAAAGGATATTTCACATCACTTTATTAAATATTCTGATTTTGGTCGCCATTCTACTTTACCC